AGCTTTTGCCGCTCTTTCCAGCAGGCTGGTGATTGACCGTATTTCATAGTCTTTCATGAATTGATTATTTCATTGACTAATTCATCGGCTTCGCATATCCTTTCGGCTATCTTCTTGAAGGTGTTATCATCTGGATATATCCGTCTGATAAACATGGAGGGTTTCTCGAACGGGTTATATACGATGAAATCGCACCAATCGGCTTCAACGCACATGAGTTCGGACATGATTTGGTAATAGTACTTAGGCTCCGTGGACAGGAGGGTATCGTTATCCTTTATCTTGTGGAAGTATTTGGCATATGTGGCTGTTCCCACGCTTTTTATCTCGATTACCCCTTTCTCCCGCTTATTCTCATCGTAATAATATCCGTCGGGGCTGGCTGCGAAATGGGAGATGGTGGGGTGTTTGCATAGTCCTACCTCGACGACACGGCGGCCTGTTTTAAGTTCGTATATGTGCCGGGCATCGGGCTCGTTCTCCGTTCCCCATCGCATTTGCTTGGTTGATATGTCGGTCTGGGTAATATAGTCGGAGAAAAAACCATCGTCGTTTATCATAGCCGGGTTGAGCATGCGCTCTCCCGCTACTTGGTAAATATAGTTCATGGCGCATTCTCCGACCCCGTTGCCACTCCGATTTGTTTTCATCAGGTCGCCTATGCGGCTTCCCGTGAAACAACCGAGGCGTTTCCTGTACCATTCAAGAGTCCTTTGCGCTTCCATCGTCGAACAGTGTCTGTTTAGTTCCTTCCTGATTGATTCCCTCTTTGACTCCGGCTGCTTCTCCGGCTATATCTTTGAATTTGCTGCTTTTCGTGCCTCGGTATGGCTTCATAATCTCATCTACCGTCGTATCTCCATCTTTGAGGGATTGATGAATACCGGAAAGAAGGGCAATCTCATTGCTTCGTATCTGGGTGATAGTCTGCTTGCCGCACAATTTTATAATCTCCTCCTCGGTGATGTTGTACTCGTTCTTGAAGAATTCAATCCATTCTGCTTTTGCTTTTTTGAGTTTGTCTTCGTTTGACAGGTCGCCTGTTATAAAATTCTGCGCTGACCGATAGACTTTATCCGTTATGCTCTTGGGTATGACCGAAAAAACAGCATTGCGGTAGGCTATTGCGTTGGCCGCATTGCCGGTTACGGTTATCATGTCGTCGGAATACCGTTTGCCGTACTTGTCGATTATGGACCGTCGAACCTCGAATGCGCTTGCCACATTCGTTTCCAAATCCCACGCCGTACCCCGGCTTATAATTTGACGATCGGTAATTTGTACGACTTTGGCCTCTGTACGCATGTTCCCCCAATTCGATACGATTATCTTGGCAAGATGGACAGAAGGGCCGGTAATGGGTTTATTTCCCCGTGGAAGGGCATAACCGCAGGATTGAGCCGTCTCCTTGTCCATTGTCGCCATGACGATGGAGTTATCTATACTCCGCCTAATGTCTCTCGGATATTGCTTGGCCGTGGCTACTTGCGAATCTACATTTGCCCGTTCGAGGACGTCTATTTGCATGACTTGTGGCTGTGCTTGAACCTGTAATACTTCGTACTCTGACATATTTTTTTGTTTAAAGGGTTATGTTTCTTTTATACACCGCATATCCTCCCGGACGGGCGGTGAATATGCTTGATTTATATGGAACTATAATTTATTTCTTATCGGTTTGTTGTTGCCCTGCAAGAGCCATCGACGACAGTGCGAACAGGGATATGCTTATCACCAGTTGCCAAAGGTTGGCGTTGATGAGCGAAGCGACTACCCCGAATATCGAGGAAAGCATAAGCAGTATGGCGAGCAGGGTAAATAACTTGTAGAATATCATGACTGTTATATTTGGAAATTACCGTTAAACTCAAATTCTTCATTTCCACATTCGTCGAATACGGTTACCGTGTATTCCGTATCGATGTAGCCACTGTCGGAACGTGGCGTTAAATAGTCGCCGTTGTCCCACTCCTTGTGATTGTATGCGTCGTAATGAATGCGGACGTCGGCGTTTTTGTCGATCAAATCTATTTCATAGTTTATATCTCCGTCGAGATAATGACCGTCCATGTTTTCTCCTATATGGTCGTCAAGAAAACTTTCTACCTCGTCCTGTATGTTTTTTAGTTTCTGAATATCGGCTTTTACCATAGCGATAGCCGTTTTGTAGATGTCCGTGGCATCGCACATGAGGTCTTCCCGGTATCGACGCATGCTCTGCCAGTCTTTCGGGTCGCAATCTTCGAGGTAGGATTTGGCTATTTCTTCCTCGTTCATCGATAGTATCTGGCTGGCGACCTCGTAGTTTTCTACCCCGCCTCCTATATAAAATTCCTTACATTTCAATTTGTAAGGGGAGTTGTCGTATTGGTCGTTGAAATCTTCCCTTGCCTTGTCGTATCGTTTCTCGATTGTTGACCGTGGGATAATACAGGTTGTGTTCATGTTATTAAGGGGCTTATTTTATACAGGCGAATTTGATTACATCGTAAGCATTACAATACCATCTTCCGTTTTGTCTATCTGACGGTTTCTTCTCTGCACGGATAGACCCATTCCCAACTAGTTCAAATAGTCGGTTTCGGCTTCCTACTATTTTTTCAGCTTCTCGTTGACTAAATGTTTTGTCGTTTAGTACAATCTTTAAAATGGCTTCATTTAACATAGTTAATCATTAAAAAGGTTGTTATTGTGTGCATACTGGATAAATTCGGATTTCTCGTGAATCCCAAGTTTCAGATATACAGACTTTATGTGATTTTTTACCGTGTGAGGGGAGATATACAGTCGTTCTGCTATCTCGTCGTTGCTGATTCCATCGTACACCAAGCGCATTACCCTAACCTCCGCTGCGGATAGGCGGCTGTTGAACTTTGCTCCGCATATTTCACCCTCGTAGCGGCACTCGCCCCTCAACGGGCAATGCACCTTCTCGAAGTTGAACTTACCCGTCCGTTGTATGTCCAACGCCGTGTGGTCAAGGTTACCGAAGTTGCACTTCAAGAAACGCCGCACCATCAGGTAATGGAAGTAAGGAACATTGTTCACACTTCTGCTGTAACATTCCGATAGGGCATTGTATGCTCCCGGATACCACTCCCTTATAGTGGCTACCATCTCTCGGATGAAGTCTGTGTCGCTATCAGTAACTGGCTTCACGCTACCGTCTGGATATTGACAGAGCAACTCACCGTCCGCCATGTAAAATTCCATGTCTTCCATCGCTTTATGACTCTTAATCGAACAGTTCTTCTTCGGGGATTCCGGTCAGTTTCGACAGCGTGGGAAGGTGCTTCTCGTCCGCTGGGTGCATACCACGTTTTGCCCAGTTTATCGCAGTGCCGAACGATACTCCGCACTCGTCCACAACCCTCTTCAAAAACTCGGTCTTGGGGCTGGTGGTTTTGGGAAGAGATTCATAATAGTCCTTCAAGGTCATTTTTATCCCATTATCGGGCAGAATGTTTGATTTTACTACGGCTTTCATTATCTTTGCTTCGTTAAGATTATTATTATAGTGCAAATATATCCCTTATTTGGATAAAATGGATATTTTATTCATTAAATATCCTTAAAAGGGATAATAAATTGATTTTTATGGATACTAATCCTGTTTTAAGACTGAAGTTGCTGAGGACTCACGAGAATCTCACACAGCGACAAATGGCTGCCATTCTTGAAGTCGGTCAAAACACGTATTCAAGAATGGAGAACGGAGTGACATCCTTTAAGGATTCGTATAAAAAGATACTGGAGGAAAAATTTAACCTTACCACAGGGTGGCTATCAGGAGCGGATGTCCCGATGATTAAGGAGGAAGAAAAACAAAAAAGCAAGCAATACACCCTCAGTAGCAACATAGGCATGGTTCATGAATCAGAATGGAATGCGCTAACTCCACAAAAAAGCTACACACAAGGTGTGCCTTATTACAATGTCGATTTCATCGGCGGATTCGACATCGTTCTGAACGATCAGACTACCACGCCCGAATACCTCATTAACTTTCAGAAGTACAACGAAGCTACATGTTGGTGCAATGTCACTGGACATTCAATGGAGCCCGAAATAACACATGGCGATATAATAGCTCTAAAGGAAATAGAGGATGCTTCTTTTCTACCTTATGGTGAGGTTTACGCTATTGTCACAACCAACAATATGAGAACTATAAAAAGGATAGGTCCTGCATCCAACCCAGATAGTTATTCTTTAATTCCAACAAACAGATCTCCTGAATACGGAATACAAGAACTACCGAAAAATATGATAAGACATGTATTCCATGTACTCGGATGTATGAAGCGATTATAAAGACAAATATGTAATCATCTATGGATTTCAAAGACTAAAATTTGAGTCATGAAAATTTCTAAAGAAGGAATCGCTATAACTAAACGTTTCTTTGAAGCTATTGATATGCTCAAAGCACAGAAACGCATTCGTGGGCTTAAAACATTCACGAGGAAGCACAATATAACTCGTACTAATATAGCAAATGTGAGAAAAAATCCAGACCGTAGTGTTTTGAAGCCCGAATGGATATATTATCTTGTTTATGATTATGGGATTTCATTGGAATGGATAATATTCGGAGAGGGGTCTATGTTTGAATAAATATTCTAAAACTTGTCTTTTGATGGTGCGTAATCCTTTGCTTTTGTCTGAAAATCAAATATTTATATATGTTTCTGAAATCAGCTTCCCAAGCTGAGGGTCGC